TCTTTGATTCTATTCAGGAAGCGATGAAGTTTGTAGTTAAAAATAACGCTTCATTAGATGCATAAAATTGGCGATAAAGTATTAGCATCTTTTCCAAATAGTTGCTTGACTATTGGGGGAACTGTGCTAATGGTTATTAGCGTCACTGGTAAGCCAACTCAATATTGTGTGGAAGCGGGTGGTTTGCATTCAATGTTTGATGAGGCTCAGGTAAAAAAATAATAAAATGGCTAATAAACTAATTGTTTCGGACAAGAGAATTGGAAATAGATATAGGGCCGGAACTTATTGGAAAAGTGAATTGGGTGGTTACTACATCCTTGTTGAGCTTTCTAATCGCATTGGTTTTGCGGCTGTCAATATTGTGATTGGAAATACTTGGCTTGGTGTTTATGAAAAACCAGAAGATGCCGTTTCAAATCTTGAATTTGTTGGCGATGTTGAATTAACAATTAAGGCTGTTAATTAAATAGATAATTTTTGGGAGCATAGACCAATTGGCAGAGTCAATTCTCTTAAAAAGAATCCAGTATGGGTTCGAATCCCATTGCTCCTACCATTTATGAGTTCGCCAATTGTCAGTATAAGAATGGCAATTAGGACATAATAATTGTAAATTATCTTCTTTATTGTTTCCCTTGTCTCCGTCAATATGGTGGACTTCTAAAGTAATCAAATCTTCAAACCATTTTGTCATTTTGCATTTCTCACATTGATGACCACGTTTCAATAAAAGATGTTTTTTAAAATTTGCTGACCTTGCGTATTTAGAATAGTCTTTTAGTTGCTGTCCCTTATTCCATCCCTTTCCAGTCCAATGAGTTGTGTCAACTTTTAATTTTTGTAATATCTTTTTTATATTTACATAGTTTCCGCCAACAGGTTTCAAATCTAAAGCCTTAAGCAATCCCGCAATACTCTTGACTTCCTTAGCTAATCTGATAACGTCTTCGTCTGAATAATTTCTGTATTTTCTCATACAATTAATTACACGATTGGAAGACGCTTGGATAAAAAGATTTTAAGTATTTCTCAAATAATTTATTGACTTCTAAAAAACCCGTGGTACTCTTCTCTATATGAAAATTAACTTCAAAGTTGGTGATAAAATTCGCTGCATTAATAATAGTGCGGCTTCTTCTCTGGAAATTGGTAAAATTTATACTGTTGTAAGAGAGTCTCCTGATTTTGTTCATATTAATAATGATGGAGGGTACTTTCCAAGGCGTTTTGAATTAGTTAAAGAGGAAAATGAAACAAAGGTTCTTGTTATCAAAGTTGATAATGAAATTCTTTCCGAATGTATTCAGAAGCTTCTTTTCAAGGCTGGATTTTCGTGGGGCGACACAGGAAAGGAAAAGTACGTTCAAATGACTGACTTTTCGTATATTTATGCTCATTTCAAAAGCACTTATGGCGAAAATAGAATTTTTGTTGGAAGTAATTTTTACAAAGACCCCGGTTACGAACTTCTTGACGCGACAAAAGATTTTGCCAAGATTAACGAAATCCTTTCTGCTCGTACCAAGCCGACGATGGTAGCGCCAAAAGTAAATGGTTATGTGATGGAATATAAGAAGGGCGATTCAGTCGTGACATTTGGTTGTGCAAAAATTTCTACCACCTTTATTAACGCTGTATTTAATTTAATAAACGATAGCTATTACGGCAATCGCAAATTAAGTGAAATTACGTTAGATTCGGGCGTAAAAATCACAAAAGATGATGTTTCAAATATCATCAAATACATGGAATTTGTGGAGAAAAACGGCTAAAAAGTAACAATTTGGTACAGAAATTAAACAAATGGGGAAGATTTCATACCAAAAAGTAAATAATTAAACAAAAAGCTTGCTTTTATTAAAAATAAGAGTAAGCTTTCTTTATGCATCAATACCAAGACATTAACTTGTTTCGCGAAGGCGCAATCGTTGATATAGATACGATTGAAGATTTCCAAGGGGTTAAGATTGAGCGTATTGCAGATTCGGGCGTATCAATTAGCGGCCCAAGCATTCGCGATTGTGTGGTAAGTGGGAAAAGCCCTGCGTGTCTTGCGCGTGGAAAAATTAAACAAATAGAGAAGAAACCAATTTTAAATATGGAAAATAATACTACTAATACTACTAATACAGAAACCGTACCCGTTGCTGTTTCTCCTGTCGAATCTCCTGTTCGTGGCAAATATAAGGATGCGCTTGCTTCTATGCAAGTTCCAGCCAAGGATACTTTTACAATTAAAGAGGTTGCAGAATTAAACAAATTGCCAATTCCTTATGCCGTCAAATGGGTTGCGGAACATTGCGATGAGGCTGGGCTTGCTGAAAAGCCTGCCGGTCAACGTGGTCGCGTTGCTAAGTTGTTTAAGAAAAAGAGTTGAGAAAAACGCTTGACTTATACTCGGGTTTGTTGTTTGATGTGAACCATGAGCACTAGCTATATCCGTCCTGCGATATCTTTAAAGCTTCGGTCAAAAACGGTTAATTGTCTTATTAAACTCATTAAGGAAAGTGGCGTTGAATTTGACGCTATTGTTCTTCGTGGCATGTCCGGTGCGATTATCGTTCCAGCCGTTGCAGATAGGCTTAAAAAACCATTCATCGTTTGCAGAAAAGATGACAAACATCATTCTTCTCTTCAAGTTGAATATCAATTTGATGGCACGATTGCGCGTTATATTATTATTGATGATTTGATTAGTAGTGGCGGCACTATTAAAACGATTGTTGAAATGATGCGTAATGAAGCGAATCGCGACAAATGGGAGGAAGAGGGTCAACTGTCAAAAGAAATCAAATGCGTTGGCATTTTCCTCTATAACGATTACTGTGATTATAAGGAAGGGTTTGAAAGCATCCCCGTTTGGACATTTCTTAAATAATAGAATAACTAATAAACCAAATAACTAAACAAATAAACTAATATGATTCCATTGGCCGTTTTTCTTCTTGTAATTCTATATCTTTCTGTTAAGGGTAAGAGCTAAATAATTAAATAAAATAAACAAAATGCCAAAGACAATTACTATTTCTGCCAAGTGTTCTGATTTGTTCAGCGCGTCGTTAGATGACGGGCGCTCGTATGAGGGTTATGTTCCCGATTTCTTTCCCGGTCAGCATTTTGGCGATTACGTTGAATTAGAGATTGAGCTTGCTACGGGGAAAATTCTCAACTGGAAGACTCCCACTCAAAAAGATTTGAAAATTTTTGTTTGACAAGTTGAAAAGGTGTGGTAGAGTAAGGGTGTTCTTTTAATACATGGTGGGTTCTGTTAATAAAGCTGGAAACTATCGGTTAACTATAGTAAATCCGTATAAGAAGGCTTTTAATTAAAACGCGATATTGGACCACAGGGAAAGCGTCCCACCGCCAATTTATCTTAATAAGGTTGACTTCTCCTATATCCAAATGGAGATTATGAATAGTAACCCCGTAAAGGTGAAATTAGAAGATTTACTTCCAACCTTGAATTTTTAGTTCTTTATATAATTTCGGTCATCTAGTGGCTAAGAGATTCCCCCTTTAAGGGAATCAACGTGGGTTCGAATCCCATCCGAAAGGCGTCACTCATACGCCATTTGCCGAAGGGCAAAAAAGGTTGATTGGGAAATACTAGTTATACCAGATAACCATTGAGTGCATTTAATAACAAAAACCCTTGACATACCTAAAAACTATGTTAAGGTCAATTTTCACAAATAACTAAACCAAATATAAAACATCATGGCTTCTAAAATCCAATACGTTTCTAAGATTGACGGTCATACCTACGCTGGCAAGGGCGCGAAGATTGCGCGTAAGCGTGATGGTCTGTTTGAGGCTCATTCCAAATTTGACTACTACAGTGGTCGTGGTGGTCAGAAGCCCGGTTCGCGCAAGAAGTAATAGATTGGGCTTGACTTCTTTCTTAGAACATTATCGCGCATGTAGGCGCGTAGGGCTGAAAAGAATCTGTTCGGCAAAAATAAGCTTGACTGTAATGGTTAAGCAGTATAGGCTTCGCAAATAATAATAAAAACATGAAATACCGCGTAAGAATCCGATACGAGAGGGTACAAGACATTGTTGTTGACGCAAAAAATGCTAAAGAAGCGCGTCATGCGGTTAATGAGGGGGAATTTGAAGATAAAAATATAGTTGACACTCAGGACAATTCTGTTGAAGTGTTTAGCGTTGAGAGGGAAGCTTAATCAATTTGGGTCTGTAGCTTAATGGTTAAAGCTGCGGTCTTTTAAACCGTAGAGTCTCGGTTCAAATCCGAGCAGACCCACCAATTTTGTTAGTGTCAAGTTCTGGATTGTGCAATTCTCTATGGCAATTTGCGCAAACAATTATACATTTTTTTGATTCTGTTATGCAGGATTCTAAAGAAAAATGCCCCAAAGAACACAAATCTAAAGGAAATGATTTATCTTCTGGATTTACATGGTGAAAATCTAATGCAGATAAATTTTTATTATATCCGCATTTACAACATTTATTTCCACCTTCTTTAACAAGATATATTTTTCTTTCTAAGGCTCTTTGTCTTTGTTTGTGTGTGTTTTTTTTATATCTATGCTTCTTTCTTTCTTCTGCTGTCCATACATTTCTTGCCCTTAAGGTTTTAATGCCATATTTCTTTAACCAATAAGAAATAGCGGTTTGTGATTTTCCTATTGCCATAGCAATTTTATAAGAACTTAATCCTTGACTTATAAACGCTTCTAGTGTATTTTTGTCCATATTATTTATTACACTAAAATAACTTAAATGTTCTATTTTTTCGTATTTAAACACATAAATAGTTCTTGCATTTGGAAAATTGTATGGTAGATTGGTTGCATGATTGAAAATACAGTTAAACATACAGTTATTGTAACGGTTGACAAGGCGACAGTGGACCTTGCCAAAACTTTTCCCCTTGTAATAGAAGATGTGAGAAAAATTCTTGACGAAAATGCCTTGACAAAACAACATGCTACTGTTATCAAGGGAAAAGGCTTATACTATAAGCGCACGTTCGAGATTTAAAACAAATGGATAAAAAATACTATTCTGTTCGCCGTTATTGGACTGTTTGTGATACTGTCGTTGTCCAAGCAGATGACGAAAATGAGGCAAGCGAATTGGCTTTTGAAGAGCCATTATCTGATTCTCCTGATTACATTGAGGATTCAATGACCAATGACCCTGCGGTTGATACGGTTGAATATACCGTAATTGATGGTGAAAAAAAGGCTTGACTTTCTAAAATGTCGTGATAAGATATTTGAACAATTAAATAATTAAACAAAATAAATCAAATGATTAAGCTCAAAAACGAAAAAATTAGTCGCAATGTTCTGGTTACGACTATGAAAATTGGACAAGTTGGCCGAATTGTTGAATGGCCATGTTCCACGTATATCGGGAAATACGTTGTTCGCAGTAGGATTGGGTTAAACGAATTAGACCCACAGAGAACGGCAGCAAATCACGTATGGTCAAATGTTGAACAGTTCGACAAGAGATTCATGGTTGAAATCATTGAACCGGGAACTGTTTTCGAGTTCACTGTTGAGTAAAAATAAGCCTTGACATTTTCGCATTAACCAAATACATTATCAATCATGCAAAATAAACAAACCAAGCGTCGTGCCGCAAATGAGCGCAAGGCTCTGCGCAGCAAGCTCAGTAACAAACAGCAATTGGCTATCATTGCCAAGCGCCCCGGTGAATCCAAGAGGGAAGTTGCTCGTTTGTCCAAGTAATTTCCAATAGAAATATTGGGGATGGTGGAGGTTCTGCTCTCACTGGCTAGGGGTCGCAAGGCTCCTAGCCTTTTAGTTTATTTGAATAAGCGCGAATTCTTTTTCTTTTTTTCTTGACACACCTTTTCCAATCGCTCTGTCAAGCACAATCACATCATTACCAGAAAATAATTCTTTCAATCTTCTTCATCTTTTTCTTTACTTCCAATATTTCCGTGGTAGGATATTTCCATAGTAAGGGACGGCACAAACGCCACTTTTACTCTTAACAATAAAACAAAACAAAAACATGGCTAAGAATACCGCTACGAAGAATATGTCCCTCGCTGATATCGCCACCGAGGAACAGAAGTTGAAGGCACAGCTTGAAGCCCTCGCGACGGCGCGGCAGGCTCAGGAAACCGCTGCCCGTGAGAAGATTGCGAATCAGGTGCGCGAACTGCCCAAGATGCTCGGCGTTGGCTCGCTTGCTGACGTTATCAATCTGGTTCGTCAGGTTGAGAAGGGTACGCTGGGGAAGTTGGCTACCGATGCCAGCCGTTCCTACGTTCGTCTGACCGATGAACAGAAGAAGGAAATCGTTGCGAAGCTGAAGAATGGAATTCAGGCTTCCGTTCTGGTCGTTGAGTACGGCGTGAGTGCGCCGACGATTCAGGCGATTAAGAAGGATGCCGGTCTGGTTCGCTCTTACGCTCCGCGTGAGGCTGCCGCCGCTCCCGCGACTGAGACGGTTGCGGTTCCCGCTGCCAGCTAAGGGGTTCTGAAATTGGGGGTGGGGGTAATTCCCCATCCCCTTTTTTTATGAAATATAAAGATATTAAAATTGGGCAGTCTGTTTTTTTAAAAGAATGTGATGATAGGGCGCATCTTTATAAAAATAGGTTTACTGTCATAAACAAATATGATACAAGTAAGTTAATAGTTTTGGGTTTTGATGGTGGTGGTTTGTTAAAGACTTTTTGTAAAAATTTATCTGAAAATCCGCAAAAATAATCTTGCAAAATTAAAAAGATGTGGTAGATTCTAATCATGCAAAATAAATACATATCTTTCGCCTTTGATGACAAAGATGAGATGGCGCGTTTTGCCAAGATGATAAGCGCCCTTCAAGGTGAGGGTGTTTATTTCAAAATTGAAAAAGATGTTGAGTATATTCGCGTTTATATTAGCTAAAAACGCTTGACATTTTAATTTAATCTGTTTTACTATTTGAATTATGAGAAAACTCAAGTACATAATGATTGATGGGGTTTTCCCCATCGTGTTCACAGATGCAAATACCCATCGCGAAATTGCTGGGATGAAAAATGTCACTTCCGCTGGCTTTGTCTCTCTTCATCTGAGCAATGACAAAACGAGCATTGAGGCAAATGCTTATGGCGAATCAATTTCGCTTGGTTTGAAATCAAATCATGATGATAGCGCAATTCTAACGCGAATGTTTTCCCGTTATTAATTGAAAATAGTTATTGACTTTTCAATTCGGATATGATTACATATTCAAATCATGAAGTTCAAAATTAAATTCATTTCACAGCGCGAGGTTCTTGAACAAACGCGCAAGTCGGCATTCGGCGCTCGCCCGACCATTGCTTTCAGGGATAAGGCGAAGTATTCGAGAAAAGAAAAGTTTAAGGGGAAGGGTTATTCAGATGAGTAATATTTACTTGACATATTGCCTTATCTATTATTACGTTATCACACTTTTTGTTTTCTTATTCAATCAGATAAAGTTTGCTGACTGGTTGGATGAGGCGAATAATTCAAAATAGTTCTTGCAATTCTAATTTGTTCTGTTAGGTTATCCCCATGCCCCTTTACCACAAAGACATTGGCTTCCCCAAAAACATGAAGTTTCGCGCCATTGATGGCTTAACCCCATCCATGCACGCGTTGCGCGAATCCACTTCCGATAGGTATGGTGGTTTCACGCTTCCCACCTCTTTCAATCCCACTGATTGGACTGTGATTGAAATTGAAACGATTAATGGCGCGTTGAATAAAATCGTTGCGCGTAAGGCATATGATGCTGCGCGTGATATTGTCATGGCTTTCTTGCCACAAACCAAACTGATTAAAACGGCATGGATTAATGTTCGGAGTGATTTGCACAATACGCTTGACAAACGGGCATATGATGTGCCATGATTAAAAAATGATAAGACACTACCTCGGTTGGCGTGTGTATTATGACCCATCTGCGCCCATTACTGGTCGTTATTGGGCTGTTCAACACGGCGTAACTATTTGTACCAATACGGAAAGCGGATTAATTGAAATGATTAAGATTAAACATTGGGAATCTCATAAAAATTCTCTCATTTAGTTATTGACATTTCCCTATTCATCTGATTTATTCAATCCATGAATGATTCACTTTATCAAAAGTTCCTGACTCTTTGCAGCCAACTCTCCCCTGAGAATTTAACCTGTGATGGGGAACTTTCCGCCTCTCAGGTACGCGTGCGCGTTGCGCGAATCAATAAGGAATGGAAATCCTTAGAGGCGCAGTTAGGGCGCAAAGTAACAGAGGATGAAATTTGGGGGATTTATTTAAGCAAACAAAAACATGAATAAGCCAATTTCACAAATGACTGATTCTGAATTTCGCAATTATATGGATAATATAATGCGCGAAAGGGAAAGGGAAAAGAATCGTGCAACGGGCAAGGCTGTTGCTGATTTTGTTTGTGAAACCCCTGTTGTTAGGGAAGTTGCAACGGCTGTTGTGTCTGTCCTATCAATTTTTGATTTTTAATTAATTAACTATTGACTTTTAAAAATTAACTGATTGAATAAGCGCAATCAGAGGTTTGTAACAAAACCGGGACGGACGGCGAGCTATGGAAGAATTAATACTTATTCTTTTTAAGGTTTTCTTTCGCTTCTAATGGTCTTAAGTTTGTATAATGAAAACATTTGCGTTGCTCTTCTGGTTTTGATAAGTCAAATGATGCGCATGGTTTTATATGGTCAACATGCCAATACGGACCATAATTTTCCCAAGTCATCTTATTATCAAATTGTTTTTCTAAATGTATTTTTAATTCAGCGGGTGAACAGCCCATTAATTCCGTAGTTTTTGAAGATTTTTTTATAAATTTTAAAACCCTTCTGACAGAACTTCTTGCATATGAAATAAGTTTATATGTTGGGTCATCTTGCAACCTTTGTTTCATGTTTGAAATAATCCTATTCCTATTTTTCATATACCATTCATGGTTTTTAATTCTTCTTTTTTCCCTTTGCTCTTCCGTCATCTTTTTTTTTAATTTATGCCAGTTTTTTGTTTTCAATTCCTTTTCCTTTCGCTTCTGTTCTTCTGTCATATTGGCGCGTTTGATTCTCATGGCCAAAGCTTCTTTTGCTTTTTGTTCTTGACTTCTTGGTTTTCTCATATATACTTATTACACCAAAAGTTGCGTTTTGTATTTTGGTCGTGTTGGTATTCTTATTTATTTTAACATTTTTTCTTGACTATTTGGGGAAGGAATGTATTTTCTTAAACATGAAATCTATTAACAATTATTTTGGAAGGGTGGGGAAAGACATTTCCTCTGCTTCCAACATTAACGAAGCGATTCAAGCCGCTGGTTTGGGCTTTGATGTTACGCTAGAAGCGGTGCGGGATATTCGCGGTAATGCGATTCCTGACACCTTTAACGTTGCTCGTGCTGACAATGGCGAAAGCCTTGGCGTCAACGGTGCGCGTTACACTCCGGTTCAAACGTCGAAAGCGTTTTCCTATATGGATGATTTGGCGAAGCTGACTTCGCTAAAGTTTCATCGTGGCGGAATGCTTAAGGGTGGCCGCTTTTTCGTCGCTGTTGAGTTTGACGAAATCAGCTTGGCAGGGGATTTGATTTCCGCCTTTGGCGTTTTCCTTTCCTCTTTTGATGGGAGTTGGGCTAACCGTATGGTTAGCGTTTTCAATCGTGGTGCGTGCATGAACATTTGCGGCTACACGTTGAAAGAGCGTGGCGAAGGGAACATGGGTCTGATTGCCAAACATACGGGCAATTGCGAGGTAAAGCTTGACACAATGGTTTCGACCATTTCGGCGCGGCAGGCGCGGCAGGTTTCAGTGTTCACGCGTTGGCAGTCGGAAAAGTTTTCCTCAGTGGAAATGAAGGAATTCGCCACCAAGCTTTTCCCGAATGAGAGCACACAAGCGGAAAAGGCTCGCGCTACTCTGCTTGGTCTGTTCAGCAATGCGCGTCTTGGTCAGTTTGGTCAAACCCGTTGGGACGCGTTTAATGCCGTTTCAGCTTTTGAAACGCACGAAGGAACCCGCCGTAATTCAAGCCGTGGCAATGCTGATGAAAATGCGTTTGATGCGCTTGTATCGCAACGCTCGCTTGCCAATCGCGCCGCTGAACTGTTGATTGCGTAAAGTCAAGCAAAAAGTTACAAAGGGCATCCGAAAGGGTGCTCTTTTTTTTACATTATTTTTATTATTATTTGCTTGACAAATCGTTATAGGCGTGACAATCTGTTATAAGAGGGGACTGGCTTGCGCGGCGACGGTTCCCGAATTTTTACATTTCCACTTTTTTATAAATGTGCGGGGTCGCCACCCTCACTGTGAACTCAATCACAGCCTTCATTGCAAAGGTAACATATGGATTTGAATAAGCAAGCTTTTTTATTCAGATTGATTATTTTTATTTTGCATTTTATTATTGCATTCTTATTTATTTGTGATAAGGTATTCCCCATGAAACTGCTTTATACCTATCTTTCAAACCCTGCCGGTCCCCTTATCCGAATTGAAATCAATGTTGCGCAGGATGGTAGCGCAAAGCTTTTTGATATCACTTGGGGTCATGGAAAGGCAATGCCAGTTGCCATTTCTTCCCTTCCCTCTTACGTTCAGATTGCCATTGCAAAGGTTATCGCTGGCATTCGTCCGGTTCCCTGCTATCTTGAGATTTTAGAGGAATGATTTATTTTCATTTTTCTTCATTTTTTTTCTTGCATTTTCTCAATCCTCATATATATTCTGAATCATGAAACTTACCCTTAATAGCAATCAGCTTCTCTCACTCGCGCAGGAAACCGTTTCCCATCGCATTTCGGTGGTTGAACTCGTGGGAATGACTGTTCCTCCCGCCATCGCACGCGACCCTGATGCGGTTCTTGATTCTACCTATCAGGTTTCGCAAAAGAATTTCGACGTTAATGCGCGTGATATTGAAAGCTTTATTCACGCTCATAAAAATGGCGGTTATCTAAACCGCATCGGGCTGATTAAGGCGGTTCGCGCCATGACCGGCCTTGGTCTGCGCAACGCTAAGGTGTTGGTTGAGGTTCTGGTTGAGGGACATAGCAACCATATTCATTCTTAATCTTTTTTCATTATTTTCTTGCAATCCAAAAATTAACTGCTAGTCTTCTCTTATATGAAATCCGCCGTTCTAGTAACCGCCCCGTCATTCGCTCCCGTTTCAATCTCCCTGACGTTTGAAACGCAGAAGGAACTTGACGTTTTTGCGTCAATGATTAATTCCACGCCAATTGCCGACACGTTCTGCCAGTTGAGCGATAACCCCAATTTCCATCTTCTTCGCACCGTAACGCCGACTTTGGAGCAATGTGGCGCGAATCCTAGCGCCCATGTTCACGCCTTTTGCGATGCGGTTTCGGCCCATCCTGCAATTCGGAGCCGCTAACAATCTTCATTTTTTTTCATTTTCTTCTTGCATTTCAATTTTTCTCTGCTATCTTCTTCTACATGAAACGACATTAGACTCAAATGCGCAAGCCCACCCCGCGATGAGGGTCAAAACGGGCTAGCATCGGAACTCGTCGCCACTGTCCCCCAAATCCTCGGGGATGGTGATGCAGGAGGGACGCAGCTCCACAAGCTCTTGAGAATAAGGCGAGGTAGGGGGAAAGTTTTCCCCCTTTACATTTTACCTAGCGCGTAGGGGTGCGCGTTAGGTTCTGGTGAGGTGTTGAGGTTCATGGGGGAAGCCGCTCTCTAACGGGGGCGGCTTCTTTCGTTTGGTGAATTGGGCAAGCGGGATATTGAATCTTATTCTCAATAGCATTTTTTTATTTTTGTGTTGCCCATCCATCCTCACTCGATTCTATTTCGAGCCTTCGGGGATAATCATGACAGAGGATTTGAATAATGCAAGCTTTTTTTCTTATTTGTTTTGTTTTATTTTTAATCATTTTACTTGCATTTCTTATTTATTCTGTTAATGTTTTCCCATGAATCATTCCCTAATCCTCCCCGCTCGCGTCATCGCCCGTAATCGTGCCAATGCAAACGCAATGGCGCTTTATGACCTTCTCAGCAAAGTCTTTGCTCCCTTTGTGGGGCAAAAGATTGAAAAGGTGGATGGAAGTTTGCTTGCCAAGGTGCAAGCCTCTTTCCCGAAGATTACTTTTTTCTTCTATCGCTACCGTTCCAATTATTCTGTTTGCTACGTTGCAAAGGAATGCCAAAGCCTTTCCGATGGTAATTCCTGCGTATATGAGGAAACCACCGTTTACATTGGGGATGTTCGTGACGGTGTGCTGCAAAGCCTCTATCCGCGCCCCTCCTTTCGCCATGATTGGACTGTCGAAGAGGTTCAAAAGCTTCGGCATGAGGCAGAAGAGGCGGAAAAGATTGCGAGTGATGCGAAGAGCAAGCTTTGTGAATTCGGAATGTACGACCGTTGAAAATAATTAAAAAATAAGCTTGCAAAATAAAAAATGCAGGCTTATTCTTTTCTATCATGACACTCTTTTATTATATTCTCTTCGCCATTTCTGTTTATTCCGCTTATACGTTGGGAGAGATTGCGGTTCGCGCAACGTTCTCTTTCCTTCGCTGGCTGGGAAAGATTGATTGAATTATTTTTTATTTTCTCAATCTTTTTTCTTGCATTCTTATTCAAATGTGGTAGAGTGTTTGCATGGACAACAACAACACCTCCCGCCTCTCAGATGTTCTCGCTGCGCCCTTCCGCGCTTTTATTTCCCGCCCCATTTCTTCTGAAGAATTGGAATCCCTCGCCGCTGATGCGATGCGGGAGGAATTTCGGATGACCGAAGCGGACGTTGACGATTTGGCGAAGCTGGTTCACGCCGAATAGTCAAGCGAAAAGTTCAAGCCCTCGGAAACGGGGGCTTTTTTATTGTTTTTTTACATTTGCATTTTTTTATTTTTATGTAGCCTGTCCACCCTCACTGTCCGCTTGGGCCAGCCTTCGTATGAGAGAATGACAGAGGGTTGCCAGATTGCAAGCTTTTTGTTTGAATTATTTTATTTTTTATTTGAATTATTTTCTATTTTTTTCTTGCATTTTATTTTTTCTAGTTTATATTCTGAACCATGAAAACCCTCACTGAATCCGTTCTCGCGGCACACAATGCCAAGACGTTCAAGCCCATGCGCAAGCCTTACCTGAACCTGCTCGCCAAACTCGAAAGCATGGGTGCGACCATTACCGAATCCGCGCCTGCCCCGCGTCTTAATCAGGTTTCAGGTGTGTCCTGCGTCCTGACGCCGGAAGCTTGCGCCCTGTTTGATTTCATCATGGGCTCTTATCGGAATTACCTCGCGACTCGTGGCACGTTCTCCTACAATGGCAAGACGTTTCCCGTTTCCATTTGGGACCGCACCCGCTACCTGTTCCTTGAACTCTGGCCGGAAGCCTATTACGATTTGATTGATTAAGGCACAAAGCCTCTGACAAAGCCTCTGGAAACAGGGGCTTTTTTTATATTTTTTTTACAAAAGAAAAGCTTGACTTTTTGTTCCGCCTGCCTCATTGTGTTATAAGAGGGGACTGGCCGCATATAGAATTTTTTCATTTTATTTTTTTCATTTTTTACTTGCTTTTCTTATTTAATCTGGTAAGTTTGAAACATGAACAAAACCCTACTCCGCGATGCCAAGCTAAAGGATGGTCGCACCTTCGCCAAAGGCACGGTTTTCTCTGTAGCTTTTGCCAAGTCTGATAAAGGCACGACCTACCTTAACGTTTCCAATCTTGACGGCTCGCACGCGTTCAAGACCACGCGCTTCGGCTCATTCTTTAAAGCGCCAAGCCTCGCCACAATGGAACGGTGGAGCATGGATGGCGTTGCAAAGAGCGTTTCCGGTCATCGCGTGGAGCCTGACGGGTATGGCCCTGATGGTTCGCCCAGTTGGTTGCTCGCCATTGGCGTCATTTAATAATTCAAAAGATTTTCAAAAATAAAGCTTGCAAAATAAAAAATGCGAGCTTATGATTTTCCCATAATGAAAAATATAAAGGTGACGTTTTCAGATGGCGACACGCTCTGCACCTCAATCAATGGGACTGAGGATGAGATTCGCGCCTATTATATTGGCAAGTTTTTCAACGTTGGCCGTGGAGAGAAAGATTATATTGTCAAGGCAATTCGCGTGGATTTTATTTAATCTTTTTGATTTTATTTCTTGCATTTCATTTTTATTCTGCTATTGTATTCTCATGAACCAAAACAAAGTGACGATGCACGACGCGGGAATGGAATATTCGCGTTTTTCAAAAGAAATGGGCGGCCATGTTCTGCGCGACGTTGAAATGGGACATTTTGAACTGTGGTTTGTGAACAAGAATCATGCCAGCTACGGCATCAAATTCAAGAATACGCATTTGGAATTTGCTCGGCGCGTTTCTTTTTAACTTGACTTGGGTTGGTTGATAATGAGGATGTTGTGAGTCGGGTGCCGGGGCGCGTAGGGGTGCGCGTCCCGGCTTTTTCTTTTTCAAAAATTTCCAAAAATAAAGCTTGCAAAATAAAAAATAGTGCGATAGGGTTTGGGCATCATGAATATCCCCGCCTCATGGAATAAGATGACAACTTATGCGCGGCTTTGTTATCTGGTAAATACGCATCAGGCCAAAGACTTTTCGCACGCGGGAAAACTATTAAATCCCAAAAGGCAAGAAAATAAAACGCAAAATAATAAAATAATTAGATTGCCATACGCTGACAACTGATTTACGCTTTTCCTCCCATGAAGAAAACCCTACTCGACGCCATTTGCTTTTTCATCTTTGTCTTTTTCATTTTTGCGATGCATTACGCTGTGAATCACGTTTGAACTTTTTTTATTTATTTGAATAAGAAAGCTTGCAATCGGCTTTTTGTGTGGTAGTGTATTCCCATGAGTCGCACCTCCAACATCGCCCTTCACCTTCAAGTTGCTTTTGTCGAGATTCGCACGCGCAAGCCGCGCCTAGTCTCACGCCTATGGAATCACGCCAAGGGCATCGCACGCGCCCTTGCGCCCTCCTACAGCGCGAATTTTTAACAGTTTATTTACATTGACAAGCGCCCATTGTGTGATATGATGGGCGCAACATAAGAGAACAAGCAAGCAAGGCCCGAGCAAGGGTCAGGAGAGCCACCGAACCTACACGGATTAGGTTTATATCGGTGTAGCCCCGCCGTCCCTCCCGGCTCTTTTACAAGCCTCTCTCACTGTTGCTCTTATGTTCTTACTATGCAACCATTGTACCATAGAACATAGAACAAACAAGCTTTATTTTCATTTATTTTATAGGGATTATACCCTAGTAAGAATATGAGGTGTTTACCCTATTGTTATTCTTTGTGTGTGTGTGGTATCATGCTGGTCTTATGTCAAACACCAATTCCCTCCCCTCAGTTGCCTCTGTCGCTCGCCTAGTCGCCGCCGTCAATTCCCTTCCCTCTGCTCGCTTCGTTGGCTTTACCTATCGCGCCAAGAGCACAGGTGAGCTTGCCAATCACGTTCTTATCGTCGGGGCCAGTTACGAGAACACACTACGCGCCAGCGTTGAAAAGCTCAATGCCATGCTTCCTACGCTGACAGGTGTTGATGCCGTGGCTGGTGTTGAGCTTGCCGCCTCCCTTGCCAAGTCGCTCGCGTGCATGGCTGCTGGCATTGAGAACCCCGATTATACCAAGGCGGGGCTGTATGAGTCTATCTGCCCCGGCGTCAAGTATAGCAAGGCTGACGGCACGTTAGAGGTCGCGGGGCTCGCGCACAGCAAGACCGTTATTGAGCGGGGCACGTATAAGACCGTCAACTCGTCAGCGAAGACCATTGCTAAGGACGCGTTACGCTCAATGCTGCCTATTGGCAAGTTTCGCACGTTCTGCCTTGACGCTGACTGCCTTGACAGCGTGCGCATCAGTGGCGATGCAATCCAATTCTAAGGCATAAGACTGAGGGTGGGGTGCAATGGTGCGCCCTGCCCTCTTTTCGCTTATAAATGCGAGCAAACGCCATCCAAATCAAATAGGGGTATTACCCTAGGTATAAGACCCCCTACCCCATTTATGAAAAAGTGAGAATGTGTCTCATTAGGAAAGCGGGTGGTGGGCCTAATTTTCTAATTCTCAATCACTTATAAAACTAAACTAACAAATCTCTTTGTTTCTTTTCCTCTACTAAGTTAATCTATCTTCCCCTCCCCACCCCTAATGTCGTGCCTTTTTTATAAAAACAGAAAGGGAGAGGGTGGCCCCCTCTCCCAAACGATTTTTAAAAATTCACCCGACCTATTTTATTTCAAAACTTTAACAAAAATACGAAATATAAGGATTCATATATCCTTGTGCCGCAGTTAATTTTAAAAATCTATCAACATCCTTTGTCTTTTTTAATTCTTCTATTTCGTTTATTTTTGCCATTTTCTCCCTGTCATCATTTCTTTTCCACTCAATGCTGTCTTTTTCTAAAGTGGAATCATCTTCTAAATATTTTAAATCAAAATAAGTTTTATTATTTGTAAGTGAATATATACCATCAACATAATATGAATTATAATATATTCTTTTCTCTTTCCAATTGATTTTGACATTTATAGCCGATTCACCTTGATTTTTCCATGCTCCAACCCAACGTTGAGCGAGACTATTCGCCAATTTATCAATTTCTTCCGCAGCCTCTATTTTTATTTTTAATAAACTTGGCGGAACCCAAGGCACGATTTCTGTTTCTAGTTTATTTGTCATATTTATAATTTTATTAATTTAGCATTTCTCTTTAAAGCTCTCCACCCTTCTGCTCCTTCTTCAAATTCCGTATCATCATTCCAATCAGCTTCTACTCCATAAATTTTAAAATCGTCATGTAATGTTCCCATATAAAGATAGGCAAATACTTTATCATATGTTTCCCATACACTTCCACCTTTTCTCTTCGCCGCATTTGGGTCGGAAGCCATATACTTTTCATAAACGTCTATTCTGCCAAGAGTATAAATCATGGTTTTATTCCTAAAAAATTACCCTTAACAATTTCCAAGTCAAATTCATGTTCTTTTACCATATTCCAAACATTATAATTTGGTACTGCGTTAGAATGAGTTAATTTTTTACCCTCTTCGTATTGAACCGTTCCCACAACAATAGTTGTCCATGCCATTCGATTCGCCAATATCATTAATTTATTAAGAGCATCAATAGTAAGTGATTCTGGAAATTTCATTTTTTTACAATTTTGATTTTCTTCTCATCAATTTCAACATCTTATTCTTCCTAGCTTTTTTCGCGGGAACATCTTCAATTTTAATAACGGCATTTGGAGATTGTTCCATCCAAGCCAGTCTCTTATCTAATAAATCATCAACCCTACGGCGAACTACCTGTTTCGCATCATAAGTCAATGCTTCAACAAACATTTTTTGACGACATTCTTCTAATTCCTTATCAATTTTTTTAATCTCTTCGATTGGATTGGTAGATGGATTTACGGCAATTTGTACGACTGGATTTTCTTCTGGATTTATCATTTTAAATTATTTATCGCTAATTATTAATTCTTCTTTAGGCTCATCATACTGACTTTCGCATATCACTTTCAAACATTCATCTGGATTACAATTATAAACGCCTGATGCCCACGCTTCGTTTGGCTCAATAAAAATCCATTTGCCCCCATCAGTTAATCCAAAGTCAAGAACGCAGCCGGGAGAAAAACGGTAATACATATATAATCCCGCAACCATTTCTTTTAATATTTCTGGAATTTTATCATCAATATTTTCTAATTCAAATTTCTTATTCTTGTGGTAATAGCTCGCCGTTAGGATTTTTCCTCTTAAACAAAAGCATCTAACCTCATCTACAATATTAATAGGCTCTTGAATATAAATTAAATCATCTGCCATTTGCGCGAAATCAATATATTCGCCAATTTCATAAACTTTTGCTGGAAAATACTTTTGATAAAATGGCTTGACGAATTTTCTCTCCTGCATGGGCAGCGGAAGATGCTTAAATTGACAAAGTTCAACCCTTCTTCCGGCCAACGGCGTTTGCGTCAAAATCATGGGGTCCATTTTGTAAAATTTAAATGGAAATTTATTTCCCACGCGCTCTACCTGTAATGTATTTCCATAATAGCGAACGTAATCAAAATTTTTCGAGCGTTCTCCAATGCTGTCGTCATGAATTCTTTCCGTTGCAAATCCGGCACGAATTGCAGCACGCCAAATGTCATTGGAACTATAATCGCAATGATAATGAAGCAATAATAATTTTTTCATTTATATTTTTTATTATTCTGTACCAAAACTTAAAAAATAAACTATAATTTCTCCATTCCTCACAATACAATATCCTTCTTTGCCAAAATTCTTTCTCCACGATTCAACATCACTTCTAAAAAGCCAAAGTTCATCGCCACGACGAATTGTTTTTTTAAAAATCAACCAAGAAAGATTTGTTGAAAGATATTTGTCAATTTTTTTTGCAGCTTCTTCATCATCATCTGCGTGTCTATCATATAAATGTCCAATCACATCAACGAGCGATTTAAATTTTGAGTGAAGCCATTCTTTTTCTATAGTCATTTTTTTCTTGTTTTTACGCTAAAAAAGAGGTCGTTTTTACCCCTTTATTTTCGTCATTTTTGGGCGATTTTGGGCTTTTTTGGAAAATTCGTCTTTTTAGCCATTTTCGGCCAATTTCACTTTTAACTCATTACATTGGGCAATTTCTTTTTCATTTAATTTTCCATCGCCCCTATCGTCAAATGTTGCAAATAATTCTGCGAATGGAGTTGAAGGATTTAATTTTGAATAAGTTCCAATAATTCCATCTAATGTTGTTGCCGCTTTAAACAAAGATACTGCAAAAAATTCGCGATTGTCTTTTGCACGTTTATTCTTTAAGAAATCATGAATCTTTTTTTCAATAAAATCCATATCATTACAAGGCTGATAATATGCTAATTGAAAAGGAGTTGGAATACCACTTGGCGCAGAAAGTTCCATCATCCTTTCTATCGGATGCTTTTTTGTTTTGCCAATTTTTAATAAATTGGGCATTGCTGGGCAAACAGCAATATAAATATATCCTGAGTTCTTTTCCATACTACTATTATATGATTAATTTTTTAATTTTGTCAAGATAAAAATAAATAGTTGAAGAATTCGCTTTTGCGTGTAATATATTTTAAGTATGGCAATTCCGCCATGCGTAAAAGTCCTCTTTCGAGGCAAAAGGAAAATATGAATAAAAATAATGTTGAAGTTGTCGTGCTTGTCAATGACAAGCCTGTTAAGATGTATGGGCGCAATGGAAAGACTTATATTGTGGCCAATTACGGCGCAGAGTATTCCATTAAGATAAAAAATAATAACTACTATCGCGTTCTTGCGGTGTGTTCTGTTGACGGATTATCCGTTCTTGATGGAAAAGAAGCGACGAAAGATGGAACTGGTTACGTGGTTGGGGCTTATTCGTCTATTGATATTAAGGGCTTTAGAAAAGATAATGACACGGTTGGAGCCTTTAAATTTACCAAAAAGAAAAATGGATATGCAAAAGAAATGACTGGTTCTGCTAAAAATTCTGGAATTATTGCGGTTGCAATTTTTGCAGAAAAATTATTAACTATTAATAATCCATTTTGGTATGGCGGCGCAACATGGACAACAAATTCTCCTTGGCAATATTCAGACACTTGGACTTGTGGAGTCCCCACCAATAGAAATGAAAACGCCTCTTGTGTTGTAACGGATTCTTTGCCAGATAATGACTCTAAAATTTCATATCGTTCCGCTGGCGGTTCTAATAATTTAAGGTGCGCTTCTAATATTTCATTAAATAATTCATTAGGGTCTGCTGGTATCACCTCTTATTGTGTCCAAGCGGCTCCAGCAAAGCAAGAAGCTCCAGATTTTAATGCCGCAACAACTTGGGGCACAAAAATAACCGACAGCGTTAGAAATGTCGAATTTGAAAAAGGAAGTTCATATCCAATGGCTGAATTTGAAATTTATTATGACATTAAACCAAACTTAGAAAAGATTGGAATTGTTTTTGAAACCCAAAAGCAAGTTCACTATCCAAAAGCATTTCCTGTCGGCTTTGCAAAGCCACCTTCTGGTTGGGGTAATTAATTAATACAGAAAGTCTTACAAATACAAGGGCCACTTTAATCGGTGGCCTTTTTCATACACTATTTTTACCATTTTTCAACTAAAATTTCCAAAATAGAACAAAAACTTTTTATTTTCATACGTGCGTGTAATATAAGTAGATGAAGAAAAAACATCGTTTCACGGAATCTACTGGGAAAAAAGATAAGAGCATTTTAGTCCCACAAAGAGAGAAGGTAACGTTCGATTTATACATTCGCGAGAGGGATGATTTAACCGAAAAACAAAAAGTTATAATAGAAACCATGCTGGACAAACAAACCAAATGTGTTTTTATTGATGGATACTGGGGAACGTCCAAAAGCTTTTTATCCGTTCTAAGCTCATTAAAGCTTTTGAACAATAAAAAGATTGATGGAATTCTTTATGTAAGAAACCTTGTCGAAGCGTCTAGACTGGGCGAAGTTGGCGTCTTGCCGGGAAGTCTTGAGGAGAGAACCGCGCCTTATAATGCAATTTTATACGAAAAATTGGATGAAATGTTACCCAAAGAACAAGTTAAAGCTTTAATCAAAGACGGCAGAATAGAATGCGTTCCACTTTCTTTCGTTCGGGGGCGTTCTTGGAATTGCAAAGCCATTATAGTTGATGAAGCGGCATCAATGAGTTTTGATGATTTGCTTCTTATCCTAAGTCGTTGTGGGCCTTATACTAAAATTTTTGTAATCGGAGATTCTGCGAATCAAAACGATATAGGAAACCAATCTGGATTCAGAAAAATGTTTGAAACATTTGATGATTTAGAAAGTAAGGAAAATGGTGTTTTTGCTTTTGAATTAAGAGACAGTAAAGATATTATAAGGTCTGGATTTGTAAGATTTTTAATGGAAAAGACTGGGATTATTAAGAGATTCTAATTTTTTTCTATGCCTTTCTTTCGCTTTAAAAGCTATAAGCCTTCTAGTTTCTTCTGAATGCTTTTTCCCAAACATGCCATTATGCTCACCATCTACACGAATCAAACCATTTTTTAGAGCCTCCATTCTTCTTTTGGAACGTTCTTTGCAACTTTTATTATAAATTTCTGGATTATTAATTTTGTTTCTTAAACGCGTTTCTTTTGCTTTCTCAATATTTTCTTTAGATTTTTTTAGACCCAAAAGGTGCGGCTTTGGTTTCCCAATTGCAGCATCACTCATTTTCTTTTTTGTCTCTTCTGAATGTTTCTTTCCCTCCATTTTTCCAACTCGACCAATTTTAAATTCTTCCGTCATTTGAATCGTCCAACCGTCATTTATAAAATTTATAATAATGTTTTTATCGTCTTTGTCAACATACTTAACAGAATCGCCCTTATATAATCTAACATATCTTTTTCTATCCGCCTTGACGGTGTGGTAAAATCTTGAATTAAAGTATCTTTTTTGATATTTATTATTCGAAATCAATAATCTAAAAGCAAAAACCATTTTATTTTTAAATTTAGATTCAAACATTTTAGTCATTAATAGGTGAACAATAAAATGTTCTCTCGCCGTTAAAAATACAACATTTTCTTTATCTTTTTCATCGCAAAGCCCAAACGACCTCGGAACAATGTGGTGTAATTCAACATATCCAAACCTTTTAACTAATTCTTTTCGTTTAACGCCAGAACCGCGTAACAATGCGGCCCGTATTATACTTAAATACCATTTCTTATATTTATTATCTAGTGCAATTTCTTTAACCTTATTTAAAAAATTATTCATATATGTTAATTACACAGAATCTAACACTTTTAGATATAAATCTTTATTTTTATGGATATTATAAGATAGGCTTATCATGACCTATCACAAAATATATGAACATCTTTTGGCGGAAGTCAAAAAGGAAGTAACTGTCTATCATAAGCCATTAGGCTCTGATTTAGATGGCTTTTTTGACGCTGAATATGGTCATATTGTCATAAGGAACGATATTCGTAATACGAAAAGAGGCGTTCAGGCTTTGGCTCATGAATACACACATTTTAAAGATAAAAAAGATAAAAAATTCAAAGTTTTTTTCTCATATAATAAAACAAAATACACAGAAGAGAAAATGCAGGAAGTTATTGAAGCTGAACAGAGTGCGGGACGCGGAGCGGCTGCAATTTGTAAGAAATATGGCAAAGTTTACAAGCCAGAAGAGCTTAATCCCAAAAAACTTCCCGGCTTGATTCTTTTTTGGAGACGATTCTATTTTTATAAGTAATAAGACAAAATATTTCCTTTGGTGTAAAGAACTGTATATAATAAGCATTTCCGTTTATTCTATTTTATTCTATTCTATTCTAAGGAAATAACATGAGCACTACTACAAGTGATAGGTTTCGTACATTCGGTGACACCTTTGGTAAGGGCGCACCAGCATTTTTGCATATTGCCGATACCGGCGTTGTATTTACAAACGGTGATGGGCAAGTAACAACCGGCGCATGGCGTGCAGCTACCCCAGCAGACTTAAGCTCTAGCGTAAGTATTAGTGGCGGTATAACAGCATCTATTAATGCCGTTGCCATTACTGGAAATCCACAGGTTACAATTTCAAATGGCGTTGTTCCAATTTCTGGCATTGTTCAGGCTTCATTAAGTTCTGGTCCAATCGTTGATGCTCTTGCGTCGGGAAATATTTTAACAACAACTTCGAATATTCTATTGTCTGGAATTTCTGGTGCTCTTGCTGGCAATCTTACAGATGTTGCAAATGTAAGTATCACTGGTTTAAATACTGGTCTTGTTTTTACTATTCAGAATAAGGCGTCTTCCATTGCCACAACATATGCGCCATCTGGTTCCGCTCCATATACAGGAACAACAACATTTTTTGGACAAGCTTTAGCCGCTAATCCAAATCGTTTAGAGATGTTTATTCAAAATACGCATACTGGAATTCCTCTTTTGGTTAATCTTGGAACTAGTGCTGCTGGTCCAAGTTCATTCTCTATGATTTTGAACCCTTCTACTGTCCAAAGCTGGGGTGGTTCAAGCTTCGGTAGTAGCAGATATAAAGGCGCGGTTCAGGTTTCTGGCGGCGCATGGGTCGCTTGGGAGATTTAATTTATGGCATGGTCTGAAAAATATGTTTCTGTTGCTGGTGGTGGAGCGCATGATGGAAGTTCAGAGGCGAACGCATGGACATTAGCCGAGGCCATTGCTGGCGTTGCGGCTGGGGACCGATGCAATGTTATAGCGGGTACTTATACCTATGGCGCGTCAGTTTTATTTGCCACGGCAGGAACTACAACTGCACCTATTTGGTGGAGGGGGTATAAAACGACACCGGGAGACTTGGATGTAGCGGGCGGAAGTCGTGTACCCGCCACAGACCTACCATTGATTTCTTTGACTGATGTAGCATATCAAATTATATCAGCGGGTGCGCATCAGATATTTTCTAATCTTGCGGTTACATCTATCTGCACAACCGTTTCCGGCGCATGGAACGCGAGCGGAGGCAATCAAAGGTTTATAAGGTGTCAAATAGAAAACACACAGGCAGCGACCCATGCTAGAGCAATATCAACTGTTGGTCCAACTCTTCTTGTTGGGTGTTTTTTAAAAGTAACCACAACAAGCGCCTTCTGTGTCAGTGTCGGAGGATTTACAAAATTAATAGGATGCCAGATGGTGGGCGGAATCACGGGTATTAGTGCAGGAGAATATACGTTTGTGTCCGATAGTACGATTAGCGGATTTGCTACAAATGGGATTACGTTTTCTACCGCAACACGTTTCTGTCTTTTTGACCATATGACAATATATGCTGCTGCCACTAATTGCGTGCTGGTATCAGTTGCGCCCACAACTGGCGCTCTTATCATGTCAAATTGCATTTTCGGAGGATGCACGAATGGAATTAATAATAATACTGGTGTGGATACGAATGGTGTGACGCTTATTTCTAATCAGTTTTATGCTTGCACAAATAACATTATTAGGCTGACAGAACAAGCTGATGTTACAGCAGATTTAACAGCATCCACGTTTAATATAGATAATGATACAGACCCGTGGGTTGATAAGGCGTCTGCCAACTTTAATCTTGCTTCGGGCGCGGTTGCAAAATCCACAGCATTTCCCGGTGCGTTTGATGACCCGAGCGGTACGCCCATAATGACGGGCTACCCCGACATTGGCGCAGTTCGTCATATTGACCCATCAAGCGGAACAACAATATCAGTTGTAACTTCACAAAAACAACGTAATCTTCCAGATATAAGGGTCTGGTAATTATGAGTGATTACTATGTTGATGGAATTTCAAACGGAAATGGGTCTAGTTGGGCTCAGGCGGCAACGGATATTCCAGTAACAACAGCTTTAAATGCTGGCGATAGAGTAATTGTTAAAAAGGCTCCATATCCGTATTCTGCATATACAATAACCAAAGGTGGCACATCTGCGGATAGACTAGGACGTATATGGTTTGTTGGTTTTGATGATGGGGCCGGAAAACCAATTATTTCTGGATTTTATGATGGAGTTGGATATAATAATATTGGTATCTTAAATTTTGAGATGACCCACCAATCTCCTTATGTTCAACGCGCAATTTCAAATTATATTAATGGAACTGGGTGGTATATTGAAGGAAATTATATCCATAACACATATAATGGCGGTATTGAAATACACACTCATAGCTGTCACAATACACTAATTAGGCGTAATACTATTTCTCAAATGGGAATGATTACGGGATTTTATGCGGGCGGTCAGGGAGGCATAACAATCAAAGGAAGCGGTGGGTTAGCTGAATATAATTCAATTGACCAAGTGACTGATTATTTTAGTAATATTGGCGGTAGAGATATTGTTATTCGAAATAATTATTGCGGATTCACAACAGAATATTTATTTCCTCAATTCTTACCACCGGTATCGTCTGGAATAGGAGCGTGGGATTCAGGAACGATGACTTGGACCAACTCTGGCGGACAACAAATATATTCTCCAGTAAATTATATAGCTCAAATATACAGTCTTGTTAGCGGCACACCATTTAGTTTTTATGGAAGAATTTTAACAAGTGGAAATTCTACCGTAACTATATCAAATAATGTTAGTCAGTATTTTGGCACCGGAGGAATTCCACCAAACGGTTCTGGATATCGTATAATTATTTCCGCTGGGGCGCACATTGACCTTTTTCAGCCGGGAGCGATTACGGGGACGGTTGTTGAAAATCAGTATTTCGAAAATAACTGTGGATATAACTCACATAGTTTGCTTCTTCAAGACTATCAAAAGACAAATTCTTGGTCGTGCATCGAACGAGGTGGTGTTATACGCAATGTGGGGCAAGGTACAGAAGGGTTAGATGGTATAACAAATTTTCGCGCTTATCATAATACTTACGACCGCCCTTTTTTCTTTCTTACCAATACGGGGCATGATGATTACTGTGTTTATGGTGCTGGTCAGCCAACCTTTCTTTATCCATCTGGAAACCTTTTCGTCAATAATGGTTGGATAAATAGTGCTAGAAGTGTAAATACAAATATTTTTGGTGGCGTACTTTCGGGCTTAATTGACCATCATAACGCCGTATTTGGAGGAAATAAATTAACCGGTTTGGAAACTCAAACAGGCGACCCAAATTTAGATTCATATTATATGCCGGGGACAGATTCTCCTTATTATTCTGGTGGTGGCGGAATCACCTATGCAAGTGGAATAGGAAATGATTCTACAACCCTCATAACGCTACAAAGCGATTGTTTTTTTGGTGGTAATGCTTTCCGTCCTCCAGATTGGATTCAAATTGGTACTGGAGCATTAGTTCAAATTTCTTCTATTAATGGACATACAATAATATTGCAATCTGGTCGTTCATGGAATGACGGAGACGCTATAAAATGGAACGGATATACAGATATTGGGGCGATTCAATATCAAACAGGAACAAGAGAACTTACTGGCGTATATTCATATTTAAATGGACAATACACAACTTTAATAAATAATGATTCCTTAGTTGAACAAGTTGGTTATTATGGTGAATATGATATGCTTGATTATATGGCAACTTCATCTCCTTGGACATATACAACGCCAACTCAAAATGTTACAAATGTAAGAATATATTCAAAATTTGCCTCTCCAACACCAGTAATTGATGCATCTCGCGTTAGCGACATAACATTTTTGCGCCTCGTTAGAATTGGACGCTTTCCTCGTTTTGGCGTTTATCATCCCGTTTAATATGGGAAAAACCATGAAAAATGTGGTTTTTGGTGTAATTTCTCATATAACAAGGTAACGAATAAATAATAAACGCATATGGCTGATAATATTAGAAGATTTTTCAATCGCAGGATGAAGTGGGAGAATGTAGCGACGCCCGCGTCTCAGTATCTCGTATCTGATGATTTGGAGTATGTGGATGTGACTGCGGCTACTGCCGGTGGGTGGACGAGCGCAAGTACGCCAGTATGGGGATATAATACTTCTCCCGCTCCATTACAAGGGAGCTATAGTCTTGCCATCAATTCTTCTAGTGACTCGGTTACAAAAACATTTGCCAGTTCTTCAACCGTTTATTGTTATTTTCTAATTAATCTAACGGCGTTTACTGCAAACCAACAATGTTTTTATTTGTTGGATTCTTTAGACGCTCAAGTAGCGGCAGTAATGTTCCGTTTTGCAACACAAGATGCAAGATGTTTTAATGGAACAACGAACGCAACGTCTTCTTCTGGATTAATTTTGGCCGATACAACATACCATGTTTGGGTTGATTATACTGTTGGGTCAGGAGCCAACGGAATTACTAATGTTTATGTCTCAACAACCGGAATAAAAGGTTCAGCCATTGCCACTGTTTCAAACGGCAATGCAACAACAAATGCCGAAAAAATTAGATTTGGCTTGCCCGGTGGTATTGGAACTGATATTATAGATAAAGTTAGAGTTAGCCTTTCTCCTATCGGAGACAATCCAAGCTAAAAATGCCTACCTATTATATAGCGAAAACAGGCAATAACGCAAATCCCGGCTCTGAGGGTTTGCCTTGGTTGACCGTTCAAAAAGCGGCTGATACTGTTATTGCCGGTGATACCGTTATTGTGAAATCTGGAATTTATCCAGAATTTGTAGTAGAAGCCACAAACGGAACAAATACCGGACAAATAAAGTATTTAGCGGATTCTTCTTTGGGGCGCGTGGTTTTAGGGGGATTTTATTGTCAAGGAAATTATCAACTAATTTCTGGTTTTGTTTTTAATGGAACTGGTGTGTCAACCTATCAAAGTATGATGTATTTGAGCGTAAACGCCTCAAACTGTCATTTTGAAAACATTACCACAAGCGGCATTCCTAATTACACCGGAACTTTTATTGGGGCTATTGGGACAACATCACCGGGACCAAGTGGATGCTTATTTAATAACGTAACGGTGCAAGACCCTAATTATAATTGGGTGTCTTTGGTCGGAACGGGACACGTAGTTTCGAACTCCTTTTTTAGCGGTAACGCTGGTTGGGATGCTTTTCGAATCGGCGGTTCCGATATTGTGATAAAAAATAATACAATTTATAGCAGCAACCCCCAACTCAATACTGCCGGACACCCCGATTTTTTTCAGGCTTTCGCTACTAACGCAGCCGGACTAATTCAAAATAACACAATAGAAAACAATGTATGTATTGGAGCCAATATCACTGATGCAACTCAAATCGGAAATTTTGAAGACCAAGGGGAATCTGGAATCGTTGGTAATTTTACATTTAGAAATAATATTTTCGCCTATATAGATAGAACCACAAACGTTTATCCTGATAACTTCAGTTTCTATAACAACGTTTATTATCGCTGCGCAAAAGGTAGCAATTTTTGCATTATTTACGATACAGCGGGAACGAAAGGAAAGGCTAATGGGCTCAAAATACAAAATAATATTTTCTATGAGTGCGGTGATGCTGCCTCTCCATCACGCGGTTGGTATGGGGGCAACGCGGGAACGGGTTTAGTTGCTGATTATAATTTGGTAATTGGAACGGGAGCCGGAACCGTAAAAGATTCAGATTGGACCATGAGCGGACAGGAAGCTCACGGAATTAACGGATTAAACCCCAGCTTTATCAATGCCGAAGCGTTTAATTTTAGGCTGTCTCCAAGCAGCGCGTGTATCGGTTCTGGGGCCGACCTTTCGGCTTATTTTATTACAGACGCGGCGGGAGCCGCTCGCACGATTCCTTGGGATATGGGTGCATATGCCTACACCACCTACACTTTCAAACGCCTAGGTCGCTATCTAAAACTCAGGGGTCTAACCATTAAATAAATCCTTATTTCAATTTATTTTTAATTAAAAACACGCTTTTAACGGGCGTGTTTTTTATTTATTAGGGGTATTCCTAGACACATTTTTCGTGTAAAGTTATACTGATACGTGTCTTCTTTTTTTCTGACGCGTATCTTTTTCTCTTACTTTTTATCTTCCTAAACATGGCTGCTCCAGAAGGCATCAATTCTTTCCGCGCATACTCAAAGCCCTTTGACACAAACAAAGGCGTTCAGAGTTTCACGCAGATTTATGATTCTGGCTATGTTTGGGAAAACGGAAGTAACGTAATACAAACCGGTGCGTGGAGGCCATTATTCGCCTCCGATTTTGTTCAAAATACCTCTATTAATATTAGCGGTCTTTCACTTTCCGGTATTACTGTTAATACCGCCGCTTTAGAAGTCATTGCAACATCAGGTGTTGCATATCAAGCGGCTCTTTCCGGTCAAGTTGAACAAACCAATTCAAAACTTGACGTTCTTGTTGCTGATTCAGCTTCAAAATGGCAAAAAGTTAGCTCTTCTGGCTATGTTCAGTCCTTCGCCCCAATCACTGGCCGTTGTTTAGTTAATAAAATCAATGGTTATTCTAAATGCCCACAGAACATGAACTTCCTTCAGGTTTTTGATGGAACAGCGCAAGTTGGAACACCAGAGGCCAATCTTGCTTTGGCTAGCGGCAATAATTTTTGGTATGAGTTCTCAGATGAAGGCGTTGAATTCGCAAACGGTATTGCCGTTGCCAATAGTTTTGACCCAATTGCTATCCAAACTGGCGAAGCTGATTTTTTTGTCACAATTATTTATAAAATGTTATAAAATGAAGAAATATGGCATAATTTATAAAATTTTAAATCTATTGAACGGAAAGATTTATATTGGACAGACCATTTTTTCTGCCGAATATAGGTGGAACGCGCATTGTTCGAACAAAACTGGTACATGCAAACATTTATATAGAGCAATTTTAAAATATAAAAAAGAAAGTTTTGAGGTTATTGAAATAGATTCTGCGGATTCAAAAGAAGAGTTAGATTATATGGAGAAATATTGGATTAAATTTTACGATTCAACCAATTATGAAAAAGGATATAACATATCTATTGGCGGAAAAGGACCACAATTTACAAGGCAAAATAAAATTGAAAGAGCAAAATATTTTATAAAATGTATAGAAAGCGGAGAGATTTTTGTTTCAACCGTTGACGCCGCAAGGGTTAAAGGAATAACAAGGGCTGGCATAACAAGATGTTTGACTAAAAAATCTATGACTGCCGGTGGCCTTCATTGGGAAATAATTAACAAAAACAATGTGGATAATAATAGCATTATTCATTGCGATAGAATGATTAACGATATAAAGAAAACTAACGTTAGGGGTGTTAGATGCATTGAAACAGGAGAAATATTTGAATCAACAACGAAAGCCGCAACATCTCTTGGTTTAAAGGTTCCATCTTTCTATGCTATTATTAGGGACAAAAAGAAGTATAATGAGCTATCATACGAATTCATCGGCAAAAAAGTTTATAACGGGAAATTAAGGAAAAGTATATGTAAAAAAATCCTATGTTTGGAAAATAATAGGATTTATAATTCTGTTGGAGATGCCGCAAAAGATTTAAATACGAACGGTTCTTATATTTCGTATATAATTAGAGAATGTGATGGAAAATTCAAGAAATTAGGCAAAACGTTAAGATTCATAAATTAAAAATCAATTTTCGTGTAATATAAAAGGATAACTCTAATGTCAAACTCACTAATACCAGCATTTAACCAAATTCGCCTAACAAATTCGTTTGTTTCGGTATCGGGCGAGCGCGTTAAAGTCGCCAATGATAATACGTTGATGGTTAGAGATTCTGGTAACTTTGCTAACCTTCAGTCATTAACTGGTTTAAGTGGTTATTTAATCAGTCAAATCACGGCTGCTGCTGGTGGCGTTGCATCAATTAATGGCGCTAGTGGTGTGATGAATATTTTTGGGGCTGGAAATGTTTCAGTTACTACGGTTGGTCAAAATATTACAATTAGCGGAAATAGTAATGATGGACTGAATTTATCTGGCTATATTTTAAATGTTTCTGGTGGGTTAGAAGCAAGAATTCGCGCATCTGGCGCGGCAATGGTTTCGTTGAATTCTGCTACAAGTGGTGCGTTATCTACACGATTAACGGCAACGGGCCAAACGTTATTAAACCTAATAAATGGTTTAAGCGGAGAAATGATTGCTGATAATTATATCAGTTATATCAATGCAACGGGTTTTATAACTGGCGTTAATATTAATTCTGATTATCAGTATATTTGGTTCCCACGCGCATTTTCAAGAATTCCTATGGTTCAATTGACAATGGATACAATTTCAGATACAGGAAATATTTATTATTTTTGCGGAACAAGCAAAAGAAGCACAACTGGTTTCTTTGCTAATTTCTCAGATACAATTCAAGAGACGGGGCTAGTTCTTTCGGTTTGGGCTTCTATTTAATATGAAATAGCATTTTTAAAAATTTTTAATGTTTAGTGCGGCTTACCGCCAGTCTGCTTTTGCAGCAATATAACATGAATACAGAAAACAATTTAAAACCATACGGTGTAATATACCGCATCACTAATAATATAAATGGAAAGATTTATATTGGACAGACGAAAGCATCTATTGGCGAAAGACTTAAACAGCATATTTATGAAAAAAGAGCAAAAATGCCAATTTGTTTTGCTATTCAAAAATATGGAAAAAATAATTTTAAAATAGAAGAAATAGATATTGGATTTTCAAAAGAAGAGTTGGATTATATAGAAGAGTATTGGATTAAATTCTATAATACTACAAATAGAAAAATAGGATATAATGTTTTATGCGGTTCTGTCTCTAGATTAGTAACGAAAGAACAAACAATAAAACGTGCTAAGTTTTTTATAAAATGCTTAGAAACAGATGAAGTTTTCATTTCGATTCGTGACGCTGCTAAATCTAAAAATATTTCAAGAGGAAATTTATCTAATTGCGTAAACAAAAGAAGGTCATATAATACATTAGGGGGCTTTCATTGGATGAAAATAAAAAAAGAAGAGCTTTTAAACACTGATTTATTGATAAAAAATATAGTAGAGCAAAAGCACAAAAATCCAAGAAAAGTAGAAAGAACGGCTCATAATTCAATTATATGTTTGGAAACTAACGAAATATTTTATTCCGTGTTTTCTTTAGCGGATTTTTTTGGTTTAAAGAATTATACATATCTCTATAAGAGGTTAAAAAAAGATGGTCGCTTTAGGGGCAAGACATATAAATATATAAAATAATGGCAAATTTTTTTAAAGTAGATACATTAATTTTAACCAAGCAACAAATTCGAGCTTCTGGCGATAATTCAATGCTTTATATAAATGGCATTGAAGTCGTTTCTGGCGTTTCTAATAGAATTACATTAACGGGACAGGCGCTTTTAAGCGCGATTGCGCAAACTGGTCAGGCTGCGTGGACGCATGGGCAAAATAATGCCATTAATCTATCGGGTTCTGTTGCGAATACTGGCTCTCAGGCTTGGAATGCGGCCAACAATAATGCAATTAATTTAAGCGGAAGAGACACAAGCATTTCTGGTGGGTTAGAAATTAGAATTGCACTTACAGGACAAACAGCTTGGACGCATAGCCAAAATAACGCTTTAAACCTTTCTGGTCGTTTGACACAAAGCGGGACTTTAATCGGAATAGAAATTGACGCTTTAAGTGGAAATTTAGGGGCAACTGGCTCAAGTCTTTTTGATAGAGACACTTCAATTTCTGGTGGGCTACAAGTTCAAATTTCAAGTAATGATTCTGATATATTGGCCTTGGGAAATAGAATTACTCTAACGGGCCAAAATGACAGAAATAATGCGCTTAATATATCAGGAAATCTAAACGCATCTGGACGTAGAGCATGGGACGACGCCGTTAATCTATCTGGCCGCTTATTACAATCTGGTTCTATTCTTGATACCTTTATTGATGCTGTAAGTGGAAACCTTATCCTGACAGGACAGGGAGCCAGAAACAACGCTTTAAACCTTTCTGGCGCACTAACCCAAACGGGTTCTATTCTTTTGGGGCTTATAAATACGGCAAGCGTTTCTGCCGCGAATGCTGTTTATACAACTGGTGTTCAATTTATAAGTGGTGTTAAATATTTCTTGCAACCAATTTACGCCGATACATTATATGTAACTGGCTCGCAATTTATTGTTAATACTCAGGATTTATATGTGGGTGATAATTGGATTGTTCTTAATGCCACTGGCGGCGCAAGAGACTCCGCAATATTTATCTCTACCGGTCTAACAGGTTTGAATGCAACCGGAGCAATTTTTGGATTTGATGTTCCATCAAACAGTTGGAGATTCGGTATGGGAAGCCAACAAACCGATTTGCTTTCTTTGCCAAGACTTGCTTCTGGTGAAGATATTGATTCTTTAAACGCTAGATTGATTCAAAGTGGATATGGTCTGTCAATGCATATATTGACGCTTTCTGGCAATATAAATGCGTCGGGACGAAGAGCTTGGGATGATGCCATTAATTTGTCTGGAAGACTTTTTGCAACAGGAGCCTTAATTGCTGGTGTTTCTGGCGGATTACAAGCCCAAATTACAAGTAACGATTCTGACATTGCTGGATTAAGAACCAATTTAACGCTTACTGGTCAACATGGCACAAATAATGCCCTGAATATTTCTGGTCGTTTGGCTTTAACTGGTTCGCTGTTGGATGTTTTTATAAACGCTCTTTCTGGTAATTTAATTGCAAGCGGACAAATTTCTCAAAACAATGCATTAAATATTTCTGGAAAATTATTTGAAACTGGCCGTGAAGCGGTCGGTAATTTTGGCCAGCAAAGGCCGCATGGAACTTATTTAGATTTTCTTACAATTCCAACAAAATGGGGTTGGTCATATGTTCAGGGTAATACGGGTGCCCCACATCAAAATTCTTCACAGTGGTATCGTGCTCGTTTGAGTCTTGGAAGCGAATATCATCTTGGAACTGGTGCTAATAGTTATTGGCTTCAAATAGCCATAAATAGAATCGGCAATAAAGACATTTGGTTCCAAACAAATGAAAATGGAACAACTGGCCAATGGATTCCAGCGGGCGTAACGGTTAGCGGCGTTTTACAAAGCGGGATTTTATCTATAATAGAAGACCTTACATTGACGGGCCAAGCATTAAGGAATAATGATTTAAATCTTTCTGGAAATTTGAATGCTTCTGGTCGTCGTGCGTGGGACGATGCAATTAACCTGTCTGGTTATCTTTTTGCAACGGGTTCTACTCTTAACGACAAAATTAATTCATTATCTGGATATAATGATAATTTTTTGGTTCATAGGGTTGGCACAGAATCAATTAGTGGGAAAAAAATATTTTCCTATACAAGAAATGATGAAGATGTTTTTGTCGCTGGAAGTGGTTCTGAAGTTGCGTTCAGAATTGGCAGAAGTGGAATATTGGCTTATCAGGTTTTATTGGGCGGCGGCAATCTTGTTTTAGATACGCATAATTGTAAGTTATATGATTATGTCTTGGGAAATGATTCCATCGCTTGGTCGGCAAGACTCCTTAGCGACAGAAATGGTTCGCAATCTATTTCGTGGGCAGATAGAATTCTGCACGATAAAGACGTTGCTTCATTGGATTGGAGAGCTAGAGCACTTTCAGGAGAATGGAAGGGCAACATTACGGGGGTTTTGCCAACAACATTAGTAACATATTTTCGTTTAAGTGGATTGGGAAACACCTTATCTGGAGATTTAAATGCAACAGGTCGGCGTGCGTGGAATGATGCAATCAATTTATCTGGACGTTTAAATGCTTCCGGTAGAAGGGCTTGGGACGATGCAATAAATCTATCTGGCCGTCTTTTCACAACAGGTTCGACTCTGAATAATAAAATAAATTCTCTTTCTGGTTTTGTACTTCTTCCAAGAGAGAATTCTTTAGGAATAACAGCAAATTATTCGGTTACTCAGACAGATGGTAGAATTTATTGCAATAATACAAATTCAATAATATTAACATATCCAAGTGCGGTTACGTTTAGCGGACACATTTCAAAAATTAAACTAATTAACACTGGATTTGTTATTTTCACAGGCATATTTGGTCAAAAATTTGATGGTTCGGATTCATATATTGCAAATGGACAATATAATACATATGAAATTCATAGTAATGGGGCAAATTGGTATCTATGGTAATTAAAGTTGTAAATCAATGGTTAAAAGGATAATATAATAATATGGCATATTCAGCAAATAATAGTTCTAATATAATTTCAGTTACTAATTTTGGTGCAAATGGTAACGGCGCATTTAACAATAAAGCAATTTTGCAAAATGCTATTAATGGATTATATCTTGTCAATGGCGGTTCTTTATTTTTTCCAAAGGGAAATTATTATTTTAGTGGAACAATTGACGTTACTGGAAAATCAATTTCATTTTTAGGAGAAGAGGGGTCTGTTTTATTGGGTGCTGTTGATGAATCTGCAAAAAAAATAAACGTTTCTGGAGCGGAAAATATTTCTTTTAAAAAATTGACATTTGATGCAAACAGAACTGGAACCTCAAACGTATCTAATCAACTTGGGTTTTTAAATACGACAAATTCTCAAAATATTAAAATTGAAGATTGTAATTTTTATAATACAAAAAATTCTTCAATCTTTTTGGGGCCGGGAAGTCGTTCCGTTGATATTAAAAATAATGTTTTTACTGGTTACTTCTGTGGTATTTATTCTTTCATAGATGTTGGTCAACTTCCGTCTTCTGGATTCAAAATTGATGGAAATAGATTTTTAGACAGTTATTTGACTAGCGAAGTTAGCGAAAGTGCTGCTATCAAACTCCAGACAAGCACATCTCAAAATAATTATAGCACGAACCATTCAATCTTAAATAACTACATAAATACAAAAGCTCAGATGGGCATTGAATTATGGACAAATTTAGCGAATTGTGCAATTGAAGGAAATATTATTGAAAATAGCTATTGGGGTATTAGTATTGATAAATCAAAATGCATAATTGTTGACGGTAATATAATAAAAAATATTGCTACAATTGGTATGGAAGCCTCGACAATCTGTGAAAATATAACATTCTCGAACAATATTGTTGATAATTTTAGAACAACGGGAGCTTTCTTTGCCGGTTCTACCGCAATGCTCGTATCGAATGGACCTCAAAAGATTAAAATTCACGGAAATTTTCTGAGAGGCTTCCAAGAAAAGGGAATCCATCTGCGCTCTTCTAGTGAAATTGATGTTCAAGGAAATACTATTTTGGACCATAGAGGCCAATGTATTAATGTCCAAAATTCTCAATCCGTAAATTTAAATAATAATATTATGGGCAGGGCTAGCGGATTCAGCATGGATAATTTTATCTTTTTTGATTATGCTGACAGTGATGTAACTGGATTATCCCTTCAAGGAAACAGATTTTTAGGAGCAACGACCAATCAAGGCATACAGATTTATAGAGGTGTAACACCAAGAAGCTTAAAAAATGTTCTCATAAAAAATAATTATCTTGATGAAAACGTCAACTGCACAAATGGCGTTATGTGGTATTCTAATTTCGAAGATATTAAAAACATTTTAATAGTAGGAAACTATGGCCCAACAGGACAAGCGCCAGAAAATACTATTTCAGATTATTCTGCCGTTGGTTATTCGCAAGCTAACATTTATGCCGGAATTCAATATTACAAAAATGGAACGATTTTAGTTCCAAATGGTGGTATAACAGGAAGAGGATTATGGTATAAAATTTACGATACAGTTGGAAATGGTGGCCCATTTAACCCAAAAATAAGAATCGTTGCTGGCGAAGATAGCTCATACGATAATACAAGAACAAATGCAGATATAACAGCCGCTTTAAATCCTTATGGTGGTAATAGCATCAAACACTCTTTGACGTTACAATCTCAGTCACCATATGGAAATTCTGGAACATTTTTACAAGAAGTGAGAACATCTTATAGCGGTGATGGTAGTCAGGTTTGGATTAGATTGGGACCAGTGAACACAACCGGTAATGCATTTTCGCTTTATTACACAGACCAATATGGTGTTTCATATCCAAGTGGAACATATATAGAACCAAATTGGCCAAGTGAAAGTGCTCAAATCATAAATATTGACACAACATTGCCAAACAATTCCTTAACACTATTAAAAACAAGTTATGGTATGGCAATGGGGACAAAAGCTGCTATCTATTCTCCATCATCTGGAAATATAACCGTAAAGGGAAATCTTTTGGCCCAAGATGTTTTAACGGCGTATAATTATAAAATGACAGATGTTTCGCTTCCTATGCCAATTATGTCGGGTGGGGCATCTGGAAGGCTCAATTTAAATTTCAGCGGAGCAGGCTTACAAAATATAATAATTACTGGGGCGACAATTATTTCTGGTATTAATTATTCTGTGGGTTCAGCTTTAACGGTGAGAATGTTTGCAACATCACCGTCTCAGGCTTTGGGTTGGGCACCTTGGAAATTCATTGGCTCGACTTCCCCAACTGGGCTAGCCACATCAAAAACAGCAATTCTTAGTTTGCAATGTTTCAATAATACTGACACTGGTGTTGTTGCGGCATATTCTGTGGAACCATAATCAATTATATGTTTCAAGGATTATCATTAAAAAATAGCGGATTTTTAGGAAGCCAAGGAAGAAGTTTTCGTTATTGGAGATTTAAAAACACATCTTTTGGTTCAAACGCAATTGGAACATCAATGTCGGAATGGAACCTTTTGATGCCAGATTTAACAACATTAGTAGGTAAATCTATTGTCAATATTGGTGCTCCATTTGGTATCCCATATCCAATAACAGAACTTAATGATGGATTTGCGGAAACGGGTAACACTTCTAGAATAGGATATGTTTCATATGCCGATGGATATATGGATATCTATGTAGATTTGGGCGCATCTTTAAAAGTTTATGGATATGGAATTGCTCCACAAGGTCTTTGTTATAACACCCCTTTAAGTTTTGAAGCTTATGGGTCAAATGATGCTATTAATTGGAGCTTAATTTCTACTTTTAATTCTATAAGTACGGGAAGTCCAGATTGGAATCCCGGCACTTATCGTCAATTTTTATTTTAAATGAAAAAAATAATCATATTAATTTGTCTTGTATCTATTTTTGCTTTATCGGCTTGCGCTCTAAAATTACCAAAACTTAAGGTTGAAAAAGAAATCACAATATTCGAAATAATGAAAATTGGACTTCGACATGACCAAAATTTTGTAAATAAATTTGAGTTTGGTGGAGATATTTATAAAACCGTTGACAAAGATAATTTACAAAATATTTTTTATCCAGCATGGAAGTCTATTTTGTTTAATGAGTGGAGTGTGACAGAATGGAATAACCGCTTTCAATGTAATGCTTTTGCTATCAAGTTCGTTGGTGATGCTGGGGCAAAATTTTATTCGGATAATTGGCATTCTTATTCAAAGGCGGAAAGTCCAGCAATTGGATTCGTTTATTATAATATTGGTGGTAATGGAATAAGGCACGCTGTTGTGTGGTTTGTTGCTTCTGATTATAAAATATATGGATTAGAACCACAAAATGGAAAAGTTTTTGAATTTACAGATGCAGAGTTTAAATCTATGGGAACCAAAAATATATGAAAAAAATAATTACAATATTATTAATTTCTCTTACGTTATTTTTTGGCGGTTGCTTTGAAAGCGTACCGCTACAAACAGCGATTAGGGAAAAAGAACAACTTGTTCAAAAGATGGAACAGGAAAAGAAAGACCATGAATCGAAGATTCAGGAAAAAAATAAGGAGATTGAAGATTTAAGAAAAGAATTTCAATCAAGCATCGTAGATAAGATGCAATTCGCTTCTGATAGACTTTATGGTGCTGATTTGGCCTTTCAATTCGACAAAGAACACGATAGAACAGATATGATTGTAAATAATCGTGTTAATGAGGCTCGAACTGTATTACCCCCTGTATCTGCAACTGGCATTGCAAATGAAAATGAAAGACTTACAAAGGAACTTGATGAAACCAAAACGTCCCTAGATGAACTTCAAAAAAGCCATAAAAAGGTCGTTGATGAAGCCGAAAAAATGGTTAAAAAATCAATCGAAATACAAGGAAAATTAGATGTGGCCTTAAAAGAAAAAAGCGATTTGGTTGAGGAACATAAAGCGGCATTAGAATCGCTCCAAGGAAAACTCAACAAGGTAAATGATGAAATTATAGCAAAAAATAATAATGAAAAAGCTCGTCTTGAATTAGAATCGAAAGAACGTCTTTATATTATTGGTGTTTTAATAAGTGCTGCATTATTATCTGGATTGGGAGCAATTTTTGTTCCAGTTCCACAAATCAAAAAAGGTTTGGCTATCTTTGCCGCCATTTGTTTTTGCGCCACTATTGCCATTCCATTTGTGAAAGGTTGGATGATAGCTGTTGGCATTTTATGTCTTTGTCTTCCTCTTGGTATTTATTTTTTACGTTCTTATGTAAAAGAATATAAATCAGCGACAACAACATATAAAGGTCTGGAAAATATTAAAAACAAGAATCCTGAAGTTTGGAAAGATACAGTTTCGCCAGAATTAGCAAGCGAACAGTCTAAGTATATAAAGAAAGACGGCAAAATTGAAACCGTTCCTGACGAATCTATTTCTAAACATATAGACGCAAGATTAGTTGAAACCGACGCCAAATAGTTGAAATTTACTTATAAAGCTATAGAATAGAAGGAGAAAGAAAATAAAATGACATTATATTGCACAAACTGTGGTAAAAAACACGATTATACATTAGAAAAACCAAAATTTTGTTCTGATTGTGGGACTCAATTTGCCGGTGGAGAAGCCAAAGCTTCCGTTCCTGTAAAAAAAATTGTTTCAAATAGGGAAACTCGCATAGAAACTTCTGATGAAGAAGAAGATAGCGAAAAAGAAGTTCCTCGTATTGATAAGATTCTTGTTGAAATTGAAACGGATAAACCCCCAGTTATGAAATTTGGAAATGCTAAACAATCAATGTCTTTTGCTAGAGAAAAACCAGTAGGACCATTGACAATTGATGATTTGAACGCAAGAACTGAAAAATTATTCGAACGTGACCGCCAAGAAACAAAAGAAAATAAATAAATTGAATAAGCCATCTTTTGAAGAACAATTGGATGTAATTCAGCATGAGATTCTAAAGCGAAAAAGCAAATGGACGCTCGTAGCTATTCCATTTGAGGATGTTTCTCAGATGGTTATTATTAGAATATTTAAAAAATATCATCTTTTTGAGCCGGAAAAGGGCGAATTTTCACATTGGGTTAATAAAGTAATATCAAGTGCAATTAAAAATATTTTAAGAGATAATTATTTAAAATATAATCGCCCATGCCTTGGTTGTGCTAAAAATTTAGGTGGAGATACTTGTTCTTATACTCCAAGCGGAAAACAATGCGAAGAGTGTCCGCTTTATGTAAGATGGAAAAAAAGTAAGGAGCAACATTTTAATGTCAAACAAAGTTTATCGCTTGAAAATCACGCACAAGAGGCGGAAAGCAAGGTTGGAGATTTTACCAACATTTCTGATGCTAAAGAAAAGATTGATGAAAAAATCAAAAAGAAATTAAAACCTATAGAATTTAAACTTTATACACTTTTATATGTTGAAAATCTTAGCGAAAGAGAAGCTGGATTGAAAATGGAATATCGTCAAACCAATAAAGATAGAGGACCGGGATATCAACAGATAGCTAAAATGAAAGCTAAAATTTTAAAGGCAGCAAAAGAAGTTATCGAAGAAGAAGATTTGGCATAATATGGAAAAATTGATATTAACTGAAGAGGATAAGGATTATATCAAGAGAAATTGGGATAAAATTCCACTTATCGAAATTACGCGTGCTATTGCTGGCAATCCAAATGAAGATGGTAGAAGCTTTATAGGAAAACAGGTTAAAAATTATATAATTGATGTTGGTGGAACTCCAATAACAACAAAATATAGTAAAATAGAAATGGAACTGACTGAAGAACAGAAGGATTATGTCAAACGTAATTATAAAAATTCCAAACCATTAGAAATTGCAAAAATTTTATTTCCAGATAAGAAACAATTAACTGCATTAAATAAAGAAACCATTCTCGTTCAAGAGTTTATTAAGGAATTTGACCCTTCGGCTATTGATTCTAAAGAAGAACTATCCGTTGGAACTTATCGCGCACCACAAAAGATTGATACGTTGCTTTTTAAAGTTGTAAAATATATTACAAAGTTTACAACTGGCGAAGCTAAGGCTCCAGATGTTAAAAATTTAACAGAATTAGAAAAAAAGCAATTACTAGCCCTTTTAAGCTACATAAATACCCATAGATTTCTTTCTCAAATTAATAGCTATAAGAAAGAAGACGACAGAGAAACCTTTGAAAGTTGTTTTATTCGTTATACCTATGACAAGCCTGATTTGATGCAAGAGGATGTTGACCAATATATTGTTATTTGTGATGAAATTGTTGCGCAGGGTAAAATTCAAAGAACAATTGAACTTCTTGATATGCAGATTGATGAAGCGTTGCAATCCGAACGTGGTGCTAGTTCTATTTCTGGAAATACAACGGAGTTAATTAACGCTCTTCGTGAAAAGTTAAATGTAAGCAGAAAACGCGTTGATGATACAATGGGTAAACTTATTAGTTCTCGTTCAAAGCGTCTTGATAATAGATACCAAGAAAACGCATCAATTCTTAATCTTGTTGAGGCTTGGCAAAATGAAAAAACCCGCCTTCAATTGATTGAATTGGCAAAAGAACAAAGAAACCGAGAGAGCGAAGAGATTGATAAGATTGGCGATATGGATAGTGTCATCGCTTTGGTAGCAGGATTTTCGAAAGATAGGGCGCGTCACTAATGATTATTTGCAAGATAGATAATACAGAACATCCAGACAATGAATCCCTTCATCGTCATCTAAGGAAATTTAAAGTTACACAAGCATCGTATTATGAAGAATATTTTCCTAGAAAAGATATGCTAACCGGCGAAAAGATTGAATTCAAAAGTTTTGAACAGTATTTTTCAACGCGCTTTTGCAACAAAAATAATATGAAAAAATGGTTCAAGGAAAATCCAGACAAGAATTTAGAAATTGCAACCGCTATGTTGTCTGAAAGGGCGGAAAAGAAAAATTTAACAATCGCTCCATGCGAAGTCGAGCTTATTAGTAGTGGCCTTCCAAGCGTTCATTTTTATAATACCAAAGGAAATTACGAAAGTATTTGTGATAATTTAGGCATGAATTGTCTTTATAATTACTCTATTAATGCGGTTAGATTTCATGATAAGAAATTAAATATTATTGTTGATACTAGGGAATCCAAGCCATTTAAATTTCCAAACCATAATACTATCGAAAAAAAGCTTGATTTTGGTGATTACGCAATAGAGGGTGAAGAAAATAAAGTTGTGGTTGAAAGAAAAAGTCTTACAGATTTGATTGGTTCTTTTGTTTCTAATCTTGATAGAGTTGACAGAGAATTTGCCAGAGCAAAAGAAAAAAATGCTTATTTAATTGTAGTTTGCGAGGAAAGTCTTAATACTGCGATGAGTTTTAACTATATTCCATATATTAAAAGATATACAAAATTAAGACCAGAAGTTATGTTTCATAATATTCGCGAATTAATACAAAAATACAATTTTCAATTTGTTTTTTGTGACGGCGTTAAAAAAGCAACCGAAATTACAGAAAAAATATTTCTTTATGATGGAGATATTTCAGAATTAGATATCCAATACGCAATTGATAGAAAAAAAATATTTTAACTATGTGGGAACCAACAAACGAAAGTCCTGATTATAAACCCGTTGATGTAAACGAGGAATTGTCGCAAATTAAGGGTGAACTTACAGAACAACAAGCTAGAACAACGCTTGGTAGGTTCTTAGAATACAATCTTGCCTTTGTTACCCGTATTTTGACAGGCATGGTTTTGCACCCAAGACAGGTTTTATATATAAGGGCTTGGTGGTGTAACAATTTTAACATTGCTATATGGGGTCGTGGTTGCGCCAAATCTACATTAGCTGGTATTTTTGCCGTTCTTTATTGTATATTTGTTCCCGGTACATCAATTTTATTCGTATCTCAGAATTTTAGAAGTAGTCGTCGTATTCTTGAAAATATTGAAGCGATTGCTACATCTCCTGCGGGCGCATTATTATTACAGGTGTTTAAAAATGAAAAGATGTCAAGAAGAAACGACCTTTTTCAATGGGAGTTTAAAAATGGTTCTAAAATAACTGCCGTTCCATTATCAAATGGTGAGGGTCTTCGTGGTCTTCGTGCTACCGTTTTGATTGTTGACGAAGCGTTACTTGTTCCTATTCGAATTATTAAAGAGATTCTTCAACCTTTCCTTGTTGCTGCCGGTGACGTTACAAAGAAAATGAAGGTCAGAGAAAAGGAAGATGCTCTTATTAGAAAAGGCATCATGAAGGAAGAAGACAGAACGGATTTTCCAACCGACGCTAAAATGATTCTTTTATCATCTGCTTCCTATCAATGGGAAGACCTTTATAAAGTATATTGTGATTATTTGGAAAAAGCAAAACATGGAACGCCAGAAGAAAGAGATATTGCCTCTTACTCTGTAACGCAAATCAGTTATGAAGCCGTTCCAGATGGCTTTTTGGACAAAGCCATCCTAAAAGACGTAACTGAGGGCGAAACTCCACAATCAATCGTTGATAAAGAATATCGCGCCATTTTCATTGAAGGCAGCGATAGCTATTTCAGTATTAAAAAGATGATTGAATGTAGCACCAAAGATATGCAAGAACCATGTGTTGAAATTGTTGGAGATAAAGATGCTGAATATGTGCTTGGCATTGACCCTTCGTTTAGTTCTGCTGAATCTAGTGACCATTTTGCGATGTCTTTAATGAAAATTATTCCAAAGAGCGATAAAAAAATTGGCATGTTGGTTCATTCTTATGCGGTTGCTGGTGGAAACTTAAAAGACCATATTCTTTATCTTTATTATCTTGTTACTCATTTTAACATCGTTTATATTGGAATTGACGCTTCTCAGGGTGATGAAGTTGAATTTATTAATTCTTGTAATAATTCAAGTATTTTTAAAAATGCCGGAATTGACCTAAAAGCTCTTGACGCCGATTTTGGAAAGGAAGATATGAGTGACCTTGCCAAACAAATTCAGAAAAGCTACAATAAAGAGGGGCGTAGAATCGTTCAAAAACAAGCTTTCCATAGTGCGTTCCAACGTGCTGCTAATGAATATCTTCAAGCCTGTATAGATTATAAAAATATTTGGTTTGCCGGTAAGGCTCAGTTCGTTGATGGGCTTGGAGAAAGAATGGCTCATGGAAACGAAAATCTATTAATATTAGACCCTAAAAATGGCCATAGTATGCTTGGTAAGGATGACGTTGGAATTTTTGAATTTATTGAATTACAGGGTTCTTTAATAGACCTTACAAGAAAAGAATGCTCTTTGGTTGAGGTCAATTCTAGTGAATTGGGCAATCAAAGCTGGTCCCTGCCACAAGCCATGAAAAGGTCAAAAAGCGCGAATCGCGTTAGAAAAGATAATTATTCTTCATTATTATTAGCTAATTGGTGTGTAAAATTGTATTTGGCATCAAAAGAACAGCCAAAGGGCCAACTTTACAATACATTTGAGCCACAATTGGTGTAATAAAGTAGAATAATGTTACTTTAATTTACTTTTAATATGCCTCGTAAATATACAAAAAAGTCAGATTGGTGGAATAGAGAAGCTCAAACGATAACTGAAAAACCAGTTGAACGAGTTCCAATGCCAAATATTGAGTATGAAACAGCCGCAAGTCTTGGTTCTACCGACACTGAATATCGCGGAATGGGCAAAAATACGACTCTTGATACCAATCGTTTTCAAAATTTAAGGACATATGCCCTTCCTTTTGAATCCACAAATGGTCGTTATTGTATTAATAATGCAATTGATTTGGTACAAAAGGCTTATGCAAATGTAAGCATTTTTAGAAATGCCGTTGAAGTATTAACAGAATTTTCAAATGCGGATATTCATTTAAAGGGCGGAAATGCAAAATCTCGCACATTCATAAGAGAATGGTTTAAAAAGATTAAAATCAATGAAGTGAAGGAGCAGGGTTTTCGTGAATTTTATTTGACCGGTAACGTATTCTTTTACAGATTCGATGGAAAGCTTCGTAATGAAGATATTAAAACAATTAAAGAGGCGATGGGCGGAAGAGCGGTAAGGATTCCAATTCGTTATATTGTTCTTAATCCAACAAACGTATTTGTTGAAAATGGATTTTCAAGTCAAAATTTTAATTATGTAAAAATGCTTTCTCTTTATGAGATTCAGCGTTTAAAGAATCCAACAAATCAAGAAGAAAAGGATATGTTTGATTCCTTGCCTGAGTTGGTAAAGAAACAGATTAAATCATTTACGGGTGGAGCGGCAACCTTTATTTATGTGCCAATTGACCCATCGCGTCTTTATTATTTATTTTATAAAAAACAATCTTATTGGCCATTAGCTATTCCAATGGGATATCCAATTCTTGACGATATTGAATGGAAGCTTCAATTGAAGAAAATGGATATGGCAATGTCACGTTCTATTGAACACGCAATATTGCTTATTACTACGGGCGAGCGCGTTGACCAATATGGCGGCGGCGTAAATCCAAATAATGTATCTAAATTACAGGCTTTATTTAAAAATCCAACCATTGGTCGTGTTTTAGTTGCTGACTATACCACTAAAGCTACATGGGCAATTCCAGACTTTAAAGCATTGCTTGGACCTGAAAAATATGTCGTTGTTGATAGAGACATTAAAGAAGGATTGCAGACAATTCTCATGGGTGAAGATAAATTTGCTAATGCGCTTCTTAAGGCAAAAGTATTTATTGAAAGATTAAAGAGCGGCCAAGATAATTTCTTAGATAATTTTCTTCAGCCTGAAATTGATAGAGTTTGCTCTGAAATGGGCTTTAAAGCTACTCCAAAAGCCGTATTCCAGCAAATTCAATTACAGGATGAGGTACAACAACAAAAATTGTTTATCCGTCTTGCAGAACTTGGCTTATTAACACCAGAAGAGACAAATCACGCTATCGAAACCGGTATGCTTCCAGATAAAGAAAATTCTATTGAAGCCCAAAACGAATATAAGACCCAAAGAGATAAAGGTATATATTATCCTATTGTTGGCGGCGGCATGGTTCCAAAGAACGCTGTATTAGCCCCACCAAAACCAGCAGGTTCCGTTGGCGGTGGTAGTAGCGGTTCTGGAAGACCAAGTGGTTCAAAAGCTCCACAAACAACAAAGAAGGTTTCCCCTATTGGAACTGGTAGCGATAAATTCTCAACCGTAAGAATTTTAGATTTATTACATAGATTTGATGATTTAAAAGTTGAAGCTGCAAACGCATTAAAGACTAAATTTAGCGTTGGTGAATTAAGCAAAGAGCAAATGGATGTGGCCGAAACGTTGGCAAAAACCATTATGGCGAACGAAGAAGACTCAAAATGGAAAGAATCTGTATCTTCGTATGTAACGGACCCAAAGGAAATTAACCAAGAAATGGCAGAAGCAATTGATGAAATTGCAATGAAATATGATGTTGATGCAGAAATGTCAATCATTTTAGCGAAAGCACGCATTTAATTCCTGTGTAATAGATTATATGGATTATAAATACATTACGCGATTTTCTGCGGACGCTAAAGAGGTTGAACCCACTTGTTTACATACATCTGGCTCTAATTCATTTTTGAATGACAAACTTGGCAAAGAGGCGCAAGCGTCTCTAGAAGAGTTGCAATCTTTAATGCCAAAAGATTTTAATCCACAAAAGGAAACAGACCTTCTTTATATTGCGAGCCCACTTGTTTTAGTGGGTAAATGTAATCTTAACGGTGACTGTCTAGACAAACAAGGAGCAATTGCTAGATACAAAACTTTCACAAAAAAGTTACTAGATATAGAACATAATCGCGAAAAAATTATTGGAAATATCTTTGCCGCTGCTTTAACAGAGTTAGATACAAATCGTATTTTGACAGAGGAAGAGGCGATGGCGAAAGACTTATTTAACATTTCTTATGCTGCTTATATTTGGAAAGTCGCGAATCCAAAACTTGCTCAATTTGTCTCTATGGCGAGCAAGGAAAAGTCTCCATATTTTAATAGCGTTTCTTCTTCCTTCGAGGTTGGATTTGATGAATATAAAATAGCGGTTGGTAGCACGACACTTTCTAACGCAAAAATATTATCAACGGAAGAAGCTGTTGGTTACGAAAAATTTTTAAAAGCGAATGGTGGTAAGGGTGTAGATGATGATGGAAATCCTGTTTATCGTGTATTGGCCTATGATTGGGCTGGTCGTGGAGCGGGATTAGTTTCTCGCCCAGCAAGCCAAGTTAAAGGAGTTTTAACAATTGAACAAATGGCTGAAGAAGCTCCAGAACTTGATGAGGATGAAGATGAAGAGAAAAAAGATGAATCTTCACAAGCCGCTATTGAACAATTAATTAAAGCTATTAAAGTTTATGAAAAAGTGGCTGGCAAAACAATAGAAGAAGCATTGAAGCTTCCAGAGCAAAAACCAACTGAACAAGTTGTAACAGCACAAGAAAACAACATTTTAGAAAATAACGATATACAAATAAAAAATGACAGTGTAATCAC